TTATCGTTCCCAGATTACACCGTTGTCAGCATAAGCAATATAATCCACACCGTCGATAGGCTTAATGCCACGACCTTCAATTAGTAGGTCTCCGTCTTTATCTCGCCAAAAGTCGAGCATGTCAGCCACATCTTCCCAAGGCTGTTCTTTTAGCTCATCGGCATATACGTCTTGAATAAGTTCTTTGATTTCTCTTTCTGTATCAGTCATGAGTGCGTCCCTTCTTTCTGAGATAAGTTCCTCTAGCTCGTTCAAATCCGAACCCGTAGCGTGGTTTCTGATAAAGCTACGAGCGGACGAACGTTTTGACAAGTAATTGCGGTGTTCACGGTTCTGTTCGTTCCATTTTTTAGTAGCTTTCGTTTGTGCGTCCATGCTAACCTCCCTTTGGGTTATCCTATAAAGTCGATTAATTCTTCAAAAGGAACTTCGTCGAAATCTTCGTAATCTGTGAAGTCTTTTACGTACTCTTGTAAGTCGTTGAGGACTTTTTCCTCAGTGACTTCTTCGTCGCCATCATAGTGCATTTTGTATTCTTTGATAAGTTCGTTAATTTGTGCTTGTGTTAATTTCATTTTTCTTTACCTTGAGAACTTCTTTTGTTCTCCCTTTCTTTATCTTACATGTATATTATAGTACATATACTATATATTGTCAACACTTTTATCAAACTTTTTTATGTTTTTTGCAAAATAAAAAACACCTCCTAAAAAGAGATGTTTCCCGCAAATGGGTCCCGTAAGATTATCCACAGCTTTTTCCTATTAATTATTCCACAAAAAAACCACAGTATCAGAACGTATCTGTCCGTAACGGAGACTGTGGGATTGTCATTGCGCATTTTTATTATAACACAATCCTATACTTCATCAAATAAAAAACCACCACGATCGTATGCATCCGACCCACGTGGTGTCCGACTTGTGTCGAATCTTTGAACAGTCGATGAAATGGATACTTTTCGCACCAGACCCCGTAGAGTTTCTGGTGCTTATCCTTCTCTAAATATCCATATCGCTGCAACCTTATTATAGCAAAAAAATAAAAAAAGCCCCAGCAAACGCTGAGGCTTCGACCACTACTGCCATGGTATCCCTACTGCAGTATGAGGGGAGGTGATATACTCCTTTTCTATTTTTTAGTTTTCGTGGTCTATTCGTAATAATTTACAAGGTCGTCCTTGTTCCAGCATGAGAGCCACACTGTACCAAATTGGCCAAACTCGAAATGTCGGTAATAATAGCCACCGTAGTAGCCACCGTCTCCTGTATCGGTGATGTTGGCTTCATCACCAGCGAAAGAGAAGAACATTCCGGCCTTGAAGTCTTGATCTGCTCCGTCTGGCAAGTCGTTGCCGTCAGCGTCTACCCAGTTAACCATTGAAACTGGGACCCCGTTTTCAGTCCAATCGAAACCAATTGGGACTAAATAATCACATTTGATTTGCCAAATCCCGTTGACATATTTGACCTCATTGGCTTCATAATAAGCTTTGGATTGTGGCACTACCGCTGTGTTAGCTTGGTTATTGGTCTGTGGTGCTGAATCAGAATAGCGCCATACTTCGATATACGCTGGTTGATTCCATCCGTAGTAGTCATTCCAAGGATAAGTGTTAATAGCTTGCCCTGGCGCCCCTTGGGTTGAGTAATCACAACTGATGAAGTATGTAGCATCCATCATAACACCAACGTGCCCACCAGCTCCACCAGAGCTAGACATGTCAGCACCCCACGACATCAAAACGATATCGCCTGTCAAAGCATCCCACGACTCGTTTCGAGCAACACGATAGAAACCGTTGTTTGCAAGTTGTTGACCAAGTGTTACCGTCGATGGCAAGCCTTGGATTGGAATGCCAGCTTCTTTCAGGGCTTGCGACATGATGCCAGAACAGTCTCCAGTCCCGTCTGAACCGTTTCGAGAACCAAACATTGAATATGTGATTAACCCTCGACGACTGATGAAACTATTAACGATAGATTGTTGTACGCTCATTCTATTTCCTCCTTGTTATCATTATTTAGGCTCACTGTAATTCAATGCTTGTTCGCTATCGCTAAGACCTTTAGTAGTTGGGTCCGGGAACATATTCAAGGCGTTAACCACTGTTAAACCTACTAGATAAGGGTTTGATAGGAATTTACCAAACAGCCCAAACAATGCCCCCCAACTAGTGATATCTTCAAATTTAATGCCAAAGTAAGCCAAAACTGGCAATACCACGGCAAGTGCAAAACGTGTTACGAATGCACGGTTTTTAAAACGGATAGACCAATTAATTTTCATGTTTAATTCCTCACTTCTAAATTAATGTATTTTTTATAAAGGGCATCAATGTACCCGTTGCCACCTAACTTTTTGTAACTAGAGTGCATTTTGTGGATCACATCAGAATTGTGAACGGTGGTATATCCACGCTCTAATTCTTTGGTAATGTCACGCTCTAAGCGCAAATACATAGTTACCAAATGTGCTTCATCGTGCACTACCAGCTTGTCATTTAACTCGTTGATTTTCTCGCCGTTGAATTCACCTAAATCTTGAACGACTTCAACCGATTCTTGAATGGTATTTAACTCTCCTTTAAGCTCACTGAATTGCTCTTTGTTTAAGTTAGCTGACTTGCTAGCTTTCATACCAAACCAGCCCGTCGCGATCACACCGATAGTAGGGGCAAGGTGGTCAATCAAATCAGAAATATTCAATGTACTTTACCTCTTTTATTTTTTACCCCCATTTTTTAAAACAAGAAATTCTTGATAATTTCATCCGCAATGGCCTTGTGTCCTAAGTCCCCTGGGTGGCTAGCTACACCAGCATTGGTAATAGTGTAGTTAGAACCATCTGGGAGTCTCAACACCTTGCCCATCTCTGACTTGTATTTAGCATCCTTAGAATACTGATAGATGTCAACGAATGTAACATCCAGTGGTTTACAGATACGCTTGATTCTATCAACGAAGTCCGGTGAAGCGTAGTAGATACCGACCCAATAGATTAGAGCCTTTGGAGAAGCTGTTCTAATCCAATTGATAAGGTTAGGAATATCCGTTTCAAGGTTCTTCCGTTTTTCATCGGTGTTGAGGTTGTCACCGAATTGCAAAATGACAATATCTGTATCATTGCTTAATGATTGCTTCATTTTACTGTCGAATGTCCCACGTCGGTTATTTGGGTCAGATTCCCAATCTGCACCATTCCCACGCTCTACTACTGCGCTAGGGTTCTTAGATAAGATGTAGTTCTTAACCAATGTGAAGTAGTCTTTATCTGGCGCACTAGCAGCCATACCCATACCCTTGAGCCAAGGGTGACTTAGGATTGAGTTACCAAAGACGGCTACACGTTTAGGAATGTTTGAAACCGTTGATAAATTGCCGTTGTTATCAACCAGCAAGCGGAATTTAGTTCCATTAGGGCTGGTAATCATTGGCGTTTTCTTGAATAATTCAAGTTCCGTAACAACAGGCTCGATTTTGTCCGTTTTCTGCTTCAGCGTCTCAACCTTTTCAAGAGCGCTCTCATTAGCCACACGATAGCTGAAAGGGATAGCTTGTCCTGTTTCGTACATAATCTTTCCAGAATACCCAGCGTTGCTAGTAACGTGTTGAGCGTCTTGAATCAAGTTGCGTTCACCTTTCGAAGCGTAGACCTTGTTATCCTTTGATTCAAAGAACAGCTGCTCGCCGTAGAAGATTTCTCTGTCTTCACCACGAACGTTTAATGTATTGAAACCCGCTGAGAGCTCTTTTTGGAAAACACGAGGAGAAACAATTAAATCATTCTGGTCGATGTTTCCGATAGCGAAATTGTATGTTCCTGCATCCTTAACATAGACATCGATAGTGTCGATGAAACCACGGCTCTTCTCCCATTTTTTGATAGGGCTCATATATCCGAGATTGTTAATCGTCGTTGATTGCGTTGAATCAATACCAGTAATATCTGCCCCAAATTGAATCCTAGACGTATCTGGCATGACGAATGGCACCTTAGAAGCGATGGCACTAGAGCCAAAATCGAGGTTCTCAAGATAGTGAGCTTGAGCATTTCCGCCTTGGATGACCTTCGTAGGATTGTCTGACGTCAAACGGCTAATCAGAATATAGCCGTTTTCAGCTGGCGTAAAATCTTGGTTAACTAATACGTCTGTAGTAGAGAATGTTTTAAGCTTCTTCCCTGAAATATCGAAGTAATGAGTGAACACCCCACGGACATTTTTCAATCCATAAGTCTGCCCTGCTTGCATGTAAATCTTGGGATAAGTACCCCAAGTAGATGCGTCGTAAGTCCCATTTCCACTACCAGACCAAGCCTTTCCGACCTTAAAGGTACGTTCATCGACTAACTGTTTAACAACATTGACGAAACTGAGTTCTTCTGGTTTGACATTCAGCGTCAATTTAGGAATTTTAAGCGAGACATAGCCATCAGGTAAGTTTGAGAAGTCAACGTTAGCTTTTTTTAGCTCTTCTAGCGAAGCGTTAAAAACTCTAGCCGTTTCGTCTGGCTTAGAAGATACATATAACATGCAATCTTCTGGCGGGATGTATTCTGTAGTTACCAAATCATCCGTTTCTGAGAATTTTTTAACCAGTCTGCTGCCATCGCTTGAAATGGCAAACGAAAATATCCCACGGATGTTTGATAAGTAATACTTATGTCCTTTTTTAATTGGCACTGGCATGAATCGAAGCCATCCAGTAGAAGACCACGTACCTATTGATGTGTTATTCCAAAGGTAGACAGAACCTTCAATCTTATCTCTCAATAGTTGTTCGATTGATTCCGTGAAGTCGATATTGTCAGCTGTCACTTCATCAACATTGAGACCTCTGGATTGATAGACTCCACCTTCAGTCCAGCGTCTACCACTCTCGTTGAAGTAGTACCATTTCCCTGTATTACTTGCTACAACGATACCGTTGGCGCCGTTTGGATAAGTACGCTGAATCTCTTCCAGCGAGCTTAGAACAGCCTTCGGAGCGCTAGAGGAGATAGCGTTAAGTTTTGATTCAATCCACTTCGTACTCGCTTTCCCATCGAGGTTTTGAGTCATGTTGTCGAGACGCTCTGAGAGCGTACTGTAAGTGTCTCTTGACTTCACTACTTCCATGTCAGTGTTCCCACTCTTTGTAGCGTCATCGTATGTAGTTTCTATCCCAAGGGCGATGGCCTCACGGACATCAGCCCCTATTGTTTTTTTGCGAATAGCGTCTACAAGGACGCTAATTTTATTAGTTTTTTCAAGCGGGGTCACATCATCGTATAGATTCAAGCGCCCCTCAGCTTCATTTTGTGGCATCAATTACCTCCTAATTCATTTCGTAATCGTGCAATCTCAGATTCAAGCTCGCTGATACGCTGTGCACGCTCTCTCTGACTTGTGTTAAATGCCGAAAGTTTAGCATCGTAGTCAGATTTAGCAAGCTTGTAATCTTCGAGAGCTCTGTTGTATGCCTCTTTATCGGATTCTGTTGCATTAGTAGCCAGTGGTTTCGGAGTTCTTGGCTCGACAGGATTAGACTGACTAGCAGATCTAAGCGCAGATAACTGTGCACTTAACTGCTCTAGCTTCTTCTGTTTAGTAGCTATTGATTGATCTAGTTTGAGTTTTTCAATCGAGCTATCAGCTTCTTGAGTCTGCAATTGATAGGCTGATAATGATTGAGATTGTGAGCCGATAGTTAAATCAACAGTTTGTGGATTGAGTATATCAATCTTCTTCTCTAGGATTTGCAATGTCTCAATTCCGGAAAGCGGTGCATTGATAATCTTATGCTTATTTCCGATTCTAAACTTGCTGTATCGACTATCAATCAAATAGCGTTCAACTGCTGAGATTGTCCATTTAGCCAGTGCAATCTTCTGATTTCTCAAATATTGCTTGCCACGAGCCAAGAGAATGCTAGGATTGTCGATTTCTGTCCAGATGACTGATTTCCGAATGAAACCAAACTCTTTTATCAGCTCTTCGTCAGCCAGATACATCTTCCCATCATTCACGCTTCGGATGTCGAGCTGAGCCCGTGAAACATCTGGACTTTGGTCTTCCTCTTGCCCCTCATTTTGGCTTTGTAAGTCCGCACCAATCGGCACGATAATTGTAGCAAGCCCGTCAAAATCAACCTCTCGACTGGCTGATTTGATGTTTTGGCCTAGCTTGATTGGACTTTCTTTCACGGACCCGATTTCCTTAGTCCAGTCCACGTACAGTCTTGTGTTGAACTCTCTTAACGTGAGATAGCCACCGATGTTATTGATGATGCGTTCCTTCACGGTATCCCACGTTGAATCATAGCCAATATAGCGGTATGGACGGTTTGATTTCCCACGGACAGTTATATTCCGAGGAGCTATCCGCTTAAAATCCTCGATTTGAGAGTTGGCAGATTCAAGGATTATCTTAAAATACTCCTCAGCTCCATTGTTTGGCAGTTTCTGGAACCATTGAGCGGAATCGTGGAAATATGACAAGAAGTCTTCGCAAACAACTTTTTGAACGAAGCCATTAGTTGACATCTCATTAGTCATCGTTAACACTCTGCCGACGAATTCAACTTCATTGTCTCTAAGATTCACTACCTCAACGATTGATTTAAACTGAACCATCTTTTGATACATGGTATGGTCTAACGGGATTGCAAACTCTAACTCGTGGATACTGTTAACCGCTTGTTTGATTTCACCGTGGACAATCTTATTACCTCTCGGACTGTATGGGTCATGAATAACCTTGCGTGTTGTAGAAGTTCGATTGAGCTTGTCCCATCGTCTATCAAGGAAACTAGGCCACCAGTAAATGGCATATCCTGCTTTCTTCGCTAAGCCAGCAGGACGCTCCGGCACTCTTACCTCTTTGCCCTCAAGATACTCTTTTGAGCCATTTGAAGTAACGACGTAGAAGTGAGATTGATATATACCGCTATCGCTATCGTGGTCGACAGAATTAATGGTACAGTACCAATCATCGCCCCATTTCAGGGCGTCGTACCAAACAAGGTCATCTTGTCCAGAATGCTCTGACCACGTTGGAACTTGAAGCCCAGATATACCATTGCTAGACTTTAGACCCTTGACACGGATAGCGTAACCTGTACTGCTGATGTTGAAAATTTCAATGCTATCACAAGATACTGTCATGCCATCACCTCGTTAGAGTAGTGCATTGCTAGCGTTCCGTTTCCTTGGGCTTCGAAGTAGTTGACTCCGATGTCTAGTGTCAAGGTGAAATCTCTATTTTCACCTTTGCTGAGATGGTAAATTGTCCCATTAGCATCTTTCAAGGTGATATCCTCACTGCAGATAATCACTGGGCTGATAGATGTATCGCCAGCATTAACGAAATAGACTGGTGTCTTCTTCTTCTCATAGCCCAACGCCCACTTAGTCCACGTTGAATTGTCAGTTTCGAAGTCAAATGTGTCCCAAACATCATCGAAATACTCGTCCTCATGGAATGCAAACGGATAGCACTTGAATGTGATTGTAGCGACCAGATTCTTCTTAATCGGGTCGTCAGCTACTTTAATATGCTTAATCTTTGCCATCCAGTAATATTTACGGTCGTGGGTATCTCTCAACTTGCGTTGTGTTTTAGTAACCATAGCTGACTTAATGTGTCGTTCTGCAACCTTACGATTCTCGTAAGTTGTAAATGGCAACTTGAACTCGTATGTAATCTCTCTTGATTCAAATACACGCTCACCAAGAGCACTAGAGAAGTCAAGTTCCCCTTGCATATAAGGGATAGACTCGACAATCTCTTTTTCGTCTGGTGTGGGTGCTTCACGCTTCTGAAGGTACCAACCTGCATCACGACTATTAAAATCGCCAAACGTGATATATTCTTTGATTTTCGTAATCATAATCTGTGTCGTCCTTTCAACGTTTTAATCGTATCGATGGCGCTGTTAAAGTTATTGACCGTACCACCGACCAGTGCACCATTGTCAAGCACTATGTTTTGACCTTGTGCTATTTGCTCCTTGACGTCTACAAGAGCGTCAATCACATCATTAAGCAAGCCAGCTGAATGTGCAGCATAGGCTTCTTGACGTGCTGAGATTGTAGCGTCTGGGGTTTTATCTCGCAAGACTTCCATCTTAAGCTGACTAGCCATGTTTGAGGTAGCACCAGTAAGCATTGCATTAGCTCGAACGTTGAAGCCGTTGACTTGGTCACGGATATAATCGAGACTATTGGCAACCTCTGGAGCCGATTCATCGATCCCTCGAGCGATACCAAGACCGATCCACCAACCAACTTCATCACGGAATAGGTGGGATGGTGAGTTGATTTTGGCTTTAGCTCGTGCAGCTCGTTCCGCTTGTGCCACGAGGGCGTTAGCTGCGGCTGTAACAGCTCCAAGAGCTGATCTCATACCGTTAGCAAGACCTTGGCCGATGTAAGCGCCCGCTGAGAAAAACGCACCATAGCCAGACCTAGCCGCTGCTGCTGCTTGATTAACCGCAGCTTGAGTAACTGACACTAATCGCTGACCGCTTGACTGCATGGCTGAAACCATTTGAGCGCCGCCTGTTCTAATTGCAGCAGCGACTTGATTCATGCCATTTCTGACCACTGATACAATCTGATTCATGAAGGCTTGTGTGCTAGCGACCATCCTAGTTCCGCTAGAACTTAGCGCTGTAGACATTTGCATAGACCCAGCAGTTACAGCTTGCACCGCTGACATCATGCCTGCACTAACGGCCATACCTAGTGACATCATAGTTGCCTGTAATGTCATTGCTGCCGCTCCAACAGTAGCGAATACGCTAGCTAACATCATGACTTGGGCACTTACCATAGCAAGTCCAGCACCAGCCATTTGAGCTGAGCTAGCAAGCATAGCAAGCTGACTAGATACCATGGTAGCCATCATGGAAACCATGCTGAAACCAGTCTGAGCGGTCATTAGTTGAGCACCAAACATGGTCACTGCTGAACCTGCCATCATGAGCTGTGATGTCATTTGCATAATACCAGTGGCAAACGTCATAAATTGACTGTTAAGCATCATAAGTGATGTCCCAATCATGGTGAATTGCGTACCAATAAGCGTTAAACTTGTTCCTAACATGGTTGAGCTAGTAGCCATCATGGTCATGCTAGTAGTAATCATAGTTAACTGAGTAGCTAACATAGTTAAGCTAGTAGTTAACATAGTCATGCTTGAGCTAATAGAAGTCATGCTAGCAGTAAGCGTCATTGAAACTGTACTGAACTGAGTTAGTCCAGTCGCAGCAACCATTAAGGCTGGTGCTAGTGTCATGATTTGTGTTCTAAAAGCAGTGATAGGGGCTACAATAGCCGTTAAACCAGCAAGCGATTGGCTAGCTTGATTTGAGAACGTACTAAATGCAGTACCTGCCGTTGTCAATAGCGATTGTAAGTTTGTGAATGATGATTGGATAGTTGTAATCGTACTTGAGAATGATGTCAATCCAGATACAGCACTAGATGCTGAGCTAGAAACCTTGCTCATGCCATCTCCGAGCTTAGTCATACCAGTACCAGCTTGAGCAAGTCCTGCTGAGTTGTTACCGATAGACCCAACACCTTTAGCAACCGCTGCAAGAGATGCGGCCATGTCTCCAAGACTGGTGTTGGTAATTTTAACAACACCGTCAGCCAACTGGTTGAATCCTGCACCAGCTTTCTGAGCAGCATTACCAATTGAATTGAACACATCAGCTAATCCATCGAGTACCGACCTAATGGCACTACCCATTGACTCAATCACTTCTGAAACACCTTCAAACGCTGACTTGATACCGTCTCCGACACCTTGTGCAGCAGTTGAAATAGATGTACCAACTGATTGAACCACATCGGCAATGCCTTGTAATGCTGTCCCAATAGCTGAACCGATAGAACTGATGACGTTTGCTACACCGCCAAGAGCTGTAGCGATACCTTGACCGATACCCATTGCAGCGGTAGCAATTGCCATACCAGCGGATTGAACCACGGTTGCGATTCCTTGCAATGTAGTGCCAATTACGCCACCAATCGCTGAGATGATCGGTGCAATCTGACCAATGATAGTAACGATACCAGTAACGATTGATTGCAAGATCGGCGCAAGAGTTTGCACGACTGTAACGATGGCTGAAATCACTTGACTAATGACCGGTGCTATTGTCTGAACGACTGTCACAATGCCTTGAATCAATGTCATAATGACTGGTGCCGTTGCTTGAATGGCTTGCACGATTACTTGTAAAACCATTGCAATCTGTGGCCCAAATTGTCCGATAACTTGGGCTACTTGCACGATACAGTTTGAGATGACTGGTGCTATTGCCACAATGGCGTTAGCGATTATTTGAGTTACTGCCGTGATAGTATTACCGATAATTTGGACGATCGGAGTAATTGCTGTGGCCACTTGGCTGATAGCTGAGCCTATAGCAGAAACTAGTCCGCTGAATGCACTAATAATAGCTGGCAATGTTCCCAAAATAGAAGTAAAAGCAGTACCAAATGCCGTAATGAATGGGGCTGCATTGCCTAGAGCAGTGCCGATAGCTTCAACCAGTGGTGAAAGTTTGGCAAGTCCTGGCGCAGCTTTCCCTACGGCTTCAATCACGATACCAAAGGCAGTGCCAAAGGCTTTAATGATAGTTCCAGCAGCCTTACCAATACCTTGGACGACTGTGCTAAATGCTGAACCTACGGCATTTAAGATTTGTGAAACGCCCTGCGATTGAGTGGCTAAAAGTGCGAATCCAGCTGAGATAATAGCAATTCCTGCACCAATTCCGACTGCTGCGATAGCTACGGACGCACCGAATGATAGCAAGGTAGCTGGATTGAGACCTCTTAAACCTTGCAAGGCTATATTGATAGCTGTACCGATTCCCTTAAATGCTGTAGAGATACCCGTTCCGATACCCTTTGCAGCTTGTGATATTGCTGAACCAGCGTTTTTAATCACGCCGCCGATACTTTCAAACACTTGGGCAATCTTACTCTTGCCACTACTTGCACTATTAGCAGCTTGCTCTGTTCCTTCTGCAGCGTCCTCTCCGAACTTCTTGAAAGGATTTAGACTCTTGATGAAGTCCAATCCCTTCATTGCGACGCCTACCGCTGAAATCCCAGCCTTTGCAGTCATGAAACCTGCTACCATTGCCAGAATGCCGCTAGTAATGCCGTTTAAAATGCCAGGCGGTATTGAGCTGATAAATTTAGAAATCGCTGAAATAACTTGAGATATCCAGTTTACAAGCGTTCCAAGAGCTGAGCCAATACCTGCAATGATTGACTGCATTTCTGAGCTACCCAGCACCTCACTGAAAGATGAACCGATAGCCTTGAGGGCATTCCAAGAATCTTGCCATGCTGCTTTAAACGATTGAAACGCTCCAGTATCAGCAAACGAGCTGATGAAACTCCTTACTGATGTTGTAGCAACGTTCAAGGCTTGTGAAATACCGTTAGCAATGTCGCCAAACACCGAGCCAATGCCCTGCATAAGCTTGCTACCATCGATTTTGCTAAATAGCTGTTGGATAGAACTGCTAATGTAGGTGAACGTTGCACCTAGATTTTGCAAAGCTCCCGTGTTAGTGAAACCCTTCCAAAGCGAAGACAAACCACTGCCAATCTTGTCAGCAATGCCATTGATGTCAATGCTTTCAAGTGCATTCGTAAGTCCAACGACTGCCTTGATACCAATTTGATTGAGCTTCTCAAACTGTGGCATTAGCTTAGTCGCTAGGGACTCTTTCATCCCGTCGATAGCTTGGTCAACAGTCTTGAACTCTGTGGCCATCTTACTGAAAGTGTCGTTATTACCAACTTTAGCGATAGCTGCAAAGAAGTCTTCAGTCTTAATCTTGCCGTCCTGGACAGCTCTGACCATTTCATCGGTACTCATGCCCATTTCTTTCGCAACTGCGGCAATACCAGCAGGCGTTTGTTCCATCATGAGCTTGAAGTCCTGCCATTGAACCTTAGGCTTAGCAGCCATTTGGGTTGCTTGTTGGCTCAAGGTTTTCATCGCTTGTTGCGGGTTCTCTGCTGCTGCCGCAAGACCACCAAAGCCCTTAACAAGCTCGGTTGTATTCTTGGTCCCGACTGCTGCTAACTGTGAGTAAGTAGAAGCCATGTCGGACGCTGAATAGATGGTTTTAGTCGCAAAGTCCTGCAACTCGCCTTTGACTTGTTGGATTTGAGCAGTTGGCATGTTAATCTGTTGCATGTTTCCTTCAAAGGTTTTCCATGCTTTTGCGGAACTGTTGAGCTCGCCAACCATCGACTTCATGCCACTACCAATAGCACTGATTCCGCCCATGATAGCACCACCGATTAAGTTAGCACCTAAAACAGATTTGAACACCGAGCCAACCTTACCAGCTGAGCCCTTAAGTCCTTCTAGTGAACCCTTAATGCGTTTAGCCCCACTCTCAGCGTCCTTTCCATCAAACAACGCCTTAATGGTGACCGTACCATCTGCCATAAATTATCCTCCTTTCTAAAATTCTTCTTCATACTCCTCTTCTTCCTCTATCTCATCGTAAGGAAGAGCATAATCTTTCTGAAGCCTACGCATTTCTTCTTTGTATTCTGCCGAGTCGCCCTTTTGTGGCTTCCATTTACGAATTTTGACCACTTCCATGAATTTCGTCCCCTCTGGCAATCCAGAAAGCAGAGCATTGAACTTTTTCCAATGAAGCTTTCCTTGGACATCGAATAGATCAATGCCGTAGGCTTGCAAGAATGAAGCATAGATATAGTCACCGTCGAAACGAATGTCATAAGGTGCTTTCTCTTTTGGCTCGTCGCTTGCCGTGGTCTTCATCGGGTTTCCTGCTAAGTCATACTCAACATGGTTGTCCTCGACTTCTGACAAGCTTATATGTTCCTCGAATACCTCGTTGAATATCTCTGCCATTTCCTCGACAGTAAAATCTTCCAAGGTCTCACCGGTCAAGATTCGAATAGCAAAGTGAGGTTTGACAAACTCTGGAACATCTTCATCCCTCCACATTTCAAAGAGCTTCAAAACGTTGTTAAATGAAAGGTCTAGGGCGTACTCTTCATCATCGATTACTAACTTATCTGTTAGTTTTCGTGATAAATCTAGCATGATTACTCAGCCAAATATTTATCGAAGGCTGCCTTTGAGTTTTGATCCTCAAATTCAGAACGAATGCCGGTAATAGTTTCAATCAGATAGAACATGGCGATATTTGTTGATTCACCCGAAAACGCATAGACAAGATTAAATGCTTCTTCATCGTCAAAGATTTGTGTAAAACCTTCTTTCACAAACTCCGTTGCCGCATCAATTGCAGCCTTGTTGTCTGTGCCTTGGATCGCTAGGCTCCTAGCTTCCAATTCTTTCCCGACTTCTTCCATGCGTTTTATATTGCTATCTGACATTGGGAAATTAAGTTGAAATTCACCAAAATCGACTGGAATGACATTGCTACGTTTTTTAATTACTACCATGTTGTTATTTCTCCTTTATACGAAAAAAGAGGGCAAGGGCTAACCCCCACCCTCTTAGTTGTCTTATCTTTGTTTTATTTAGTTAAGTTATCCAGTTGTTACTGCTGATGCAGTTTCTGATGAAGCACCAGAACGACTAGAATCTGGTGACGCTGTACGTCCAGAAGTTTCTGAACCAGTGCCAGCGGCTGCTACTGCTGCGGCTGGTGATGCAGTGATGTCGTGCTTCTCTGGCTTGCGTGACCAGTTAACTTGGAATTTGATTGATTCAAGTTCATGCGCTTCGCCTTCACCAATCTCGATTCCAGACAAACGTCCAAGGCCTTCTTTGTAATATTTGCCTGTTGGCACTACTTCCTTGTACCAAACAACAAGTTCATCAGCCAAGTCATCTTCCTTGTCAGCAATAAAGTTTTGAGCTTTATCATCGTATTCACGGTGACCTTCGAACGAACGTCCGCGTGATTTTGAAGTGATAACTTTTTCTTTGGTACCATCACCGTCGAAATAAGCAACGTCATCGTCTTCTTCATCGTTTTCTGGTGAAGTTTCTTTGACACCTTTAGCAATCCACATATACTTGTCTTCAGTTGGTGGTGTGTCTGGATGTTCTGGGTCGTATGGTGCGATGTAATGTTTGCGAATCGCATTTTTAAATTTAGCCATTAATTAATATTCCTTTCTACTTCAATAGTTGCTTCTAAATCAAGCAAATAAATGTAATAATCTTGGTCATTGACATCGTTGAGGCTTGGTGTTTCAACTTTCAATGACAAGAAAGTGTAAGAGTTGTTTAGACTTGGTAACTCAAGACCGACTTTGGAAAGTTCAGTGTTGATTTCCCAAAGTACAGCATTGGCTTTTTGTTGGTCTTTCGACTTGATGGCAATTTCAAACGGTAACGACAAAATTTGCGTACCAGCCATGTCTTCGTCCTCGACCTTCCCGCCAGGCAAAGCGTATATTACTAGGTCTTCGCTTTCTTTGAGATATGCCAAACGAGGTTTGATAGGTAAGTTCAGCTTTTCTACAAACTCGTGCAACGTATCTAAAAAATCGTTATTATTCATTATTTAACTCCCATTGCTTTAATCGCCACTTTGCCCCAATCTTTCTTATGTTTGGCAGCAGCCTTTCTATCCCAACGTGGGCCAGTCCCTGGTTTTGGTTTTTTCGCTAACAGTTCGTCTTTTTTTGCAAAGAAAAATTTCCGTTGTTTCTCTGAGAAGAACAACTTAAGTCTGCGGTTATAAAACCTAATTCTTGCATATTTCGTTGACCACGTTAACGTATCAACGTTTGCATGCCCAGACTCTCGCAATTTTCCAGACCTCATTGGAACGAATTTATTCATGTCCAAAAGCATTTGGTCAGTCATGGCAATTTGACCACGCCTAACAGCTTCAGGACTGCATTTCTTCTCAAGTCCTTTTAAGTCGACCTTAACGTTAACACTAGCACCCATTTAGATCACCTCTACTTCATAACATAAGATTTTGTTATTAAACGGGTGGTACTGTGGGATAATCTTCCGAATGATGTAATTTCTGCTTTCGTCAAAAACTCGACCATTCAGCCAGCTATCATCTAATTCAATAGGCGTGTATTTTGGATAGATCATGAGGACTGAGAAATTATTCTCGTTTCGGTCTGCACCGCTTCCAGTGTGGGATACTGACCTATCAAACCGTACGTATTTCAAAGTGATGGGGTCTGAGTAAGTCTCTTTCCCCCACTTATCTGAATCAGCAGGCTTCTGGATAGTAACAGTATCAACTAACATACGTTTATCTATCATAGTCCACCCCCACAATTAGGCTAAAACCTGCTTGTTTTAGGGCGTTTTCAGCATCCAAACATAAGTTAAATTGCTGACCTGCTGTAATTCTGTGTTTACTGCCATAATCAACTCGTGTACGGCCAATAGTAACGCTTGACATGGTTTGCTTTTCATCGGCTGTCATGACGCCTGAGGTGTCCAGATAGGCAATCTGGAAAGCTATAGCTAACTTAACGGCTTGTTTACGATAATCGGGCTCTTTCTCAAAGTCTATATACTGTTGATAGATGCCTTGAGTATAGAAATTAATAGCAATTTCTGCTCTTTTTTCTAGCTTGTCGAAGTCAGCCACTTCATGAAAGCCCATGTCAACAAATTCTTCTTTTGTTAAATAAGACATAGTAACCTCCTTTTCAAATAAAAGGGTTGCTACCCCTTATTTATTCAGCTTGCTCAATAGGTTTTTAATTGCTTTATACTTAGCCGTTATTCTTTACCTTTATTCTTAGTTTCAGTTGGTGTTTCAAGCTCGCCACCATCTTCCACCAATTCCACAAAGCCATCTGCAATAAGTTGTACCTCAAGTTCGCCGCCCTCTTGGACAGTGTAGACTTGATTATCTTTCTCATACTTCTTCATACTTCACCCCCATGTTAAGCTGATTTGTGAGATACATAGACACCATCTTTTTTAGTCTCCAAGACAAAGAGGTCGTGGTAAAGACGGTTTTGGTACAGATATCCGTCACCTTCAGTATGCTGTCCAGGGGCGAAAAGATAGATTGAGTTAAATTTAGCCTTCGCGATAACTGCTGGCTTAGCAACGATGAGGAAGTTGATATCTTTACCATCTGAAGCTTTCATAAAGCCTGTCGTGAAGTCAAATTTAGTCTTGAAGCGCGCATCATCCCAAACTTCGATAAGCTGAACTCCGTCGAGTGAAGTAACACGGGTATCGATTCCTTGAGGCGAGGTGGTGGCAATTGAGCGTGTGAACTCTTTAGAGCGTTCCAAGAAGTCCATGACCTCGCTAGAAACATACATAACGATATTTTGGGCACCGTATTTACGAACTGGCAAAAGGGCGGCTTTCAATTTAGAGTAGATGTTCACTTCTGACAAGTCATCTTCAGACTTAAATTTTGTTGCCGTAATTGCTGTCGTAGCTAGTTTAGAAAAGCGGTAAGCATCAACTTCTGGCGTTGCATGCTCTGAAATGAATGTATTTGAGATGTTGGCAGCTGAGAGCTCCTGGTTCGTTTCGTCAACATCCGCTGTATCAACGAAAAACTCAACATCTCGGTCAAATCCAAGAGTATAAACGTTTTTATCGTTTGATACTGTACCTGAGTTGTAACCCTTAGAGCGTGTATGTGCCTTATATCCTGTTACAGAAATTGTTGGCAATTCAAATGATTTTGCACCGAGCCAATTTACTTTTGGCGTTTCAAGAATGGCAGTCAATGAGCCTTGCATGAGGCGTTTTTCAAACTGCCCCTCATGTTTTGTGATGTAATTGATTGACATCTACTATTCCTCCTTTTTATTCTGTTAGCCCCAATGCCTGTTCGAAGGCATCTGGTGCTGGGTCTGTTGCTGTTGGATTTCCAAACGCAACGATATTTGGGTTGGGCTTGCCATCTTCTTCTGCTTGGAAAAGATAAGGGTCACTTTCCTTAAGACCATTGATGACATCATCAAGTTGTGGTTTGCCGTTGTCATCTAGTTCAATGGCATCAACATCAATGAATTTCATCAATGTAGCTGGATTGTGTGCCTTGGTGTCTTTCAAAGCTAGGTTGATAGCGTTCACCTTGTTGGTTTTTGCAAGTTCAGCAGCAGCATCAGCCTTGTACTTGTCGTATTCTGCTTGCAATTTAGCAAGAGCTTCTTTCTGTTCGGAACTTGTATTTGCATCAGTCTTCAACGTTTCAAGTTGTGCTTCTGTGTTTTGCAATTGGTTTTTAAGGCTATCTCGTTCTTGGGTTGCTGTTTCTAGGTCTGATTTAATGGCGTTCAAGTCCTTGCCGTGCAAAGCAAACACCTCTTTGACCTGTTCTTCAGTCAATCCAAGCCCTTGTAGTTCCTCGGTTGTAAATGCCATGTTTTACCTCCTTAGTTCTTTTTAGGTGGATAACTCCCACCGAAAAAGCAAAAATGTTATTTACTAACTCAGTTTACTTTGAATGTAATGGGTTTTTTTACGGTTTTAGGGCAACAAAAAAACACCAAGATTTCTCTAGGTGTCTCGTGTTAGATTTCCTGTGATAGCAAATAGAACAGGGTTTCTATAGTACCTCTCACGGTTTTCATCTCGATACAAGAATGGATGGTCATCAATATACGATTTCAAGGCTCTCTTTTGGTCTGTGAGCTTTGTTTTGTATTTGTTGGTTAATTCATCATTGTGCATGATTTCCGCAACGTGTAACTGCTCTTTAGAGTTCCTGATAGCTCTCTCCATTGCTCTCTGCTTGCTCTGGATATTGGCGTTCTCTATGGCTTGTTCTTCGGTCAAGTCTTTCAAGTCGTCGTCAATATCGGGCATATAGTTAGCAGCAGGAATAAACGGGGTCATGGTGTGTCCGCAGTTAATACCTTGACATCCACCAGGCTTACCATAACCGTAATCATCGAGAGCGTATATCTTAACACCTTCCTCGGTTCTAGCTTGCCCAGTCGTGACTATTTGATTTTGGAGGGGTGCACACATTTCCCGTGCCGCTGCCTTGATTGAGTAATAGAATGTATCAATCCCCAACTCTTGAGCTGGTCTCATTCGCATTTCGTTGAATGTCCGCCTAACGGTTGTGTTAATAACTGTCCTAGCATAATCATCAGCCCTTCTTCTACGACCAGCCTTGTCGGTATATCCATAGAAGCCACGCTGTTGAAACTTCATTATTGTTTCGTCAAGGGCTTCTTGATGGGTTGCCATACCAGTGACTACTTTAGCTACTGTAGTCTCTATGATATCCTTATACATCGCTTGGACACTCTTTGGGAGTGTAGTGTTGATAAGGTTGTGCACGTCATCGACCGCTTGATTAGAGTAACTAATCAGGTCTTTCATGACTTTATAATCATAGGCGTTGGAGTTTAATTGCTCGTGAGTGTCTTTGTAAACCTTGTAGCCCTCGTTTTCGATAATATACCTAATCTGTTCCTCGGCAATTCCAGACCTTTCGGCTATCAGTTTAACATTGTAATCATTCAACATACCGACGTCATCCATCTTTTCAAGTTGCCACAGATAAGGTTGTTTCTCAAGGTAATAAGTCCCACGATCATGCAAACGTTCTACAACGTTATCAAATAAGTCATTACACAACTGACGGTAGATGTCTGAAACATTATCAGCCATCAACATCAGTTGTTGGTCATTCAACTTAATGGGTTTCTTCTTGGTCATAAGCTATTACTCCCCGTAAATATCAACCTCATCGCTAGTCCTGAAAGCATTAGCGCTTACCATAGTTTCATCATTGATACTTTGATAAATCTCTTCGGCTTGTTCCTCGGTGACATTAAGGGTCTTTGCAATAGCCATTGTTTTCGGCGCAAGACCAGCAGCTACCATCTTCATCCAGTAGTCAAGCTCTGCATGACGGTCAGTAAATACCCCATCATCAAGATTAACTGAGATATCATCAAGCTCTGGAATAGTGCCTTTGTATAACCCCACTGCCTTTCCAAGCTCACACATAGAGACGCAAAGCTCTCTAATGGATTGCTCAACAAGTGCCACAATGCTATTGCGCATTTGGTAGGTGTCGGAGTTTTCACTAACAATCTCAGTAGCTGTCTTAACGCCTTGACCGTCAAAGGTGAACATGCCACTAGATACACCTATCTGCATTTCAAATAGTTTTAGCCCTTCAGCGATAGCTGAGATGTAATCAGATGAGCGAATAGGTGTTGTAAGGTCGGTGATAGATCCACTATCCATATTGCTAGCTCCAACTTGCATGTAAACATTCTGTTCAACGTCAAAACGGCGCTTGAATGTGATGTTCCCTTGTTCATCTTGCACTTTGAGTTGTGTCATCTGCTCAGGAACAAGCACGCGCCTTTGACCCATCTTAACTTCCCACATGAATTCGTCATAGGTTCGATTGATAAAATCAATGGTTGTTTTAGCATTGTCAAAGATAGATAGACCAAGCGGGCTATTAATATCTTTGTTGTTCATTCCTGGTGTCTTCAAGTACGTAAATAATGGACGTGATAGGTCTTTCAACACCGTCACTGGTTCAAGGTCGGGATAAAGCTCGCTTAAGTTGACACGTTCACCAAGCGTACTATCTGTTCTTGACTTGTAAAGCTCGTTAGTGACACGGTACAAGCTCTTGTCTTTGGTGCTACCGTACTCGCTACCGTCTTTTGTAACCCACTCATGAAATTCTACCAAGGTGTAGTACACGTTGTTTTTGCCCTCTGACTTGATTGCTTTAGTCAGGATAGCAGCACTTGATACGTCTTGTGTATTGCTTTGTAATGGCAAGAAAACGGGTGCTTGGATAAATGCTACACGCACCTTATCACCGTCAACATAGGGGCGCATAGCAAGGCCACCAAGGGCAAGAGCGCTCTCTAGATAACGCTCAAAATTCTTGTTAAAGCGGTCATTGCCAAGCATGTCGTTAAGGAAATCATTAAGTATGTCATCGTCTGCTGTGATTTCTGCTTGTTCATTATAGACAAGGCTAGCAATCTTCTTAGCTGCTGTGCGTGCAATAGGCAAGTGGTTTAGTTTTCTGTGTTTTCTATCGCCATCTGTGTTGGTGTATTCTACATCGTCAAATTTAGACTGATAGTAACTGAGATTGTGCTGAATACGTCTAAATTCTGCTTGTGTCACAGCTACTTTTGGATGATCTAGTATGCTGTTTAGGTTTGCTGTTTCCATTTGATACCTCCCACGGTTGAATAAGTCTTTCACTTTCTGTATTAGGTTCATTGTTATCCTCCTTATGAGTTACCCACACGCAAACCGAGTATTTTTGCGTTATCTAACACGAAGTACTGGGCAACGTCACACGTATGGTCATCATCTTTAATGACATTCGGATTGTCTGATTTAATGGTTTTCTCATCCCACCGATACATTTTATGCTCCTCGATGAATATCTTGTTATTCTCGATGTCGAGGTAATAAAAGCGCCCTTCTGCCAGCAATGACTGGAATGTGTCAATCATCGTCACCTTCTTTAGCTTAGCCACTGGATGCCATCTAATAGCAAAGTCAAGGTACATTTGGTTTCGTATAGCCCCTTCAGCGCTATCAATAGTGTACTGTAGGACTGGTACCCTGTATTGGCTGACAACAGACTGCATGAATGCGTTAAGGTCTTGTGATAACTGGCTAGGTGCTTTCTTGTTCACTTGCCCAGCTGGTGAATAATACCATGTATCAAGTAAGATTACCTTGCCTTTAGCTGTAATACCAAAAGCGCAACAAGCGGTTGCTGATTGTCGATGCCCACCGTCAAGCGCAAAGGAAATACCGATAAGCCTGTCATCACTAGGCAAAGCTTCTAAGGGGTGGAACGTGCTCATGTTATAGATGTTATTACCAAGCCCCACAGGCTCGCCCAGATAAACATATCTGTAGTAGTCGTAATCATTTTCTTTGATACGCTCTATATCAGCTAACATCTGTTCATTGACAAAGTCCAACTCATCATCAAGGTAGGTGCTAGAATGGCACAAGTAGTTATCCCTTGTGTTCATCTCTTCGAACCACTCATTGATCCAACTGTATGGATTGATAGGTGGGTTGTATGACCAGAATATTTGAACAAACTGGGCGCGTGGGTGTTTCTGTCGCATAAAAGTAATGTTAGTCTGGTCAAACTCTTCAGCACTTGAAAACTCAGCGGCTTCCTCATACCAAACAGCAACGATATTACCAATGTTGTTTGATTTTAGTTTTTGGTAATCGTCCAAGCCGTAGAAGTAGAAGGTTGAGCCAGTCTTTTTGTGTGTGATCTTGAATGGACTGACCGTCATTTTAAAGCGATTGGTTAGACCAAACAAGGACAAGCCCCACTGAATCTGATTGTAGACACTGTCCCTGATTGTGTTAGCCACTTTGCGGATAATTACAATGTTTGCTGTCTCACCTCTCACGATGTACCAAAGCATTATGATGATGAGTTTCAAAGTAATCACAGACGACTTGAACGAGTTCCGACCACCTTTCAGAATGTTGTAAGGCTTTTTAGACATCCACACACTTTTAAAGTGAGGGTTAACGTTCTTCTGAATATCAATTACCTTCATCGTCAACCTCCCAACTATCGACAATAGTAATCGTATCGTCTTCTATCTGTGTATCTGTCAACTGTGCTTTCAACCTCTCAATCTCAAGCTCTAGTTTTTCAGACTGTTTAGCTGTTGGGTAGCGTTTCAGAATTTCGTTAATGGCTTTGATAACTGTATTGTTATCTGCTTTTTTCATGATACGCTCGATCTCCCCCGTGACCGGATTCATCATGATAACTTCTTCATCACGTTTACCTCTGGCAATGTCAGAAAGGATAGAAAGTCCCTCTTCCGCATCCATGATGTTCGACTTGTGTTGCTGTCGTCTTCGCTTATGGATTTCTTCCATTTGCTCATCTATGTAAGCTTTTATGCCAACGTTTGCCAATAATTTATGTGATTGACTTCTTGCATAAGTTTTAGAGTAGCCAGCTTCTAGCGCTGATTGCTCGATATTCCCTGTCTTGATGTATTCGTCGGCAAAACGTTTCTGTCTTTCTTTCATCGATCCTCCTTTCAATCAAAAAAATCACAAGTATAATTACTCATGATTTCATTTTATATGCTAAAAGAGGGGATGTTTTACGGTTATTTCGACAGTGGAATATTTTTATATGTCGCGACCACGTAGTCATCAAACCACTTATTCAGCTTAGTATATGCTGATGATTGAGAAAGAAATAGTATCCTCTGACAAGCTCCGATTACATTCATATGATTATAGACGTAAACCTCTTTTACAGTCTCTAATAGTAGCTCATCAGATTTCTCTATGTATTCCTCTGTTGTTGATCTCAGATTGGTTAGAAAGCCCGCTTTTTCAAAGTTGTTTTCCAAAAATGCCTCGTGTATTTTCTTCTCGAGAACGGTTTTCTTTGGATTCTTCTTATCCCTCAAAAAATACCACTTAAGCCAGTTGATTTCTCTACTATGATTAATAGACAACCTATCAATTTTCTTTTTTGTCACCAATAACCTCCACCAGAACTACACACCGAGCGCATAAGCTCGATATAGATAACGTTTAACGCTTGGCTTGTCACGTCCAAGTTTTCCACTTCGATATTTCTTGACAATACGGTCAACTTCACTATCTAGACTCTCTGGCCACTCGTAGTGATTGAATACATACTTAGCTATCTCACCTAATAGTTCCCTAGATAGCAACCCTTCTAACTGAGTCACCTTACGAGGCGTTAGATTAACATGCTCTACATAGAGTGCATTGATAGCACTGTAGATGTTCTTAGCTCCCTTCTTTGTACACCCCTTAATTTCCATGATATGTGACACGATACTGTTTGGATAAGTAGCTCTTAACGCTTCTACTTCCTTGCGATAATGTTGAAACAGTTCCTCGGTGAGCCCTGCATTGGTCTTATCGACTTCTTGGCGACCTGTGCAATACTTTCCAGAATAATGTTCTGCCAGATAAGCGTGCAAGTCGTCGAATAGATTGTCTGAGATGAACTCTCGCATATCGTTTAAAGTTGCGGGCGACAGTCTCGAACGCTCTTTAACCACGTTGTCGAACCTCTGGAAATATTTCCTAGCTTGATGACGGTCACACTCTTTAACCTCTTGGATGTGTTTGGTGAGTGTTCTATTATGCTCCGATTTCAGCCCGTTAAATTCGTCCACTAGCCGTTGAAACAGCTCTTTGGGCAGTCCAGCGTTTGGGTAATTACTGGGCATTAGTCTACCTCTCTATCACTTTACGATCCGTTACATATCCCTCTAACGAGATTTCTGTAAGTTCTCCAAAACTCCACTCATATCGGCTGTGTTTGACCATAACTGTCGACAGTATCCGTCTGCACAGCGGGTCCATCCCGCAGACAATAGCCATATCTTTTCTGAAACGACCACGTTCAAAAACCACATCATAGAGTTTTGAGACATTTTTCATTACTGCTTTTTTTTGCTGCCGCTTATTCATTGCCCCACCTCCAATAGTTCTGGATTCTCGTAGATATTCCCTGCAATTTCGCAGTCGGTATGGCGTAGCCACAATTCACATCCGTGTTGCTTGGATTCAAGGCGATATGCTCCGCCTCGATGTCTTACAACTTCGTAATAGGTTGGCTCAGAATAGATATTCTTAGCCACTTTGACTACATCCCCTTCAAAAATTTCCTTGCCATTTTTGTCAGTCAGTCCTGTAGATTGCATGAGTTTGATGTCGTCAAAACCGTAGGTATATATATCCCTTTCATTCGGCAATCCATCTTCAAAATAAATTTTTTGTGTGACTATTTCTTCATTCTCGTAATCAATAGCAAGAATATCTTCTGAAAGAATCAAACGTTTTTCTTGCTTTGAGCACACTCTAAATCTTGGAATCATTGCCCCCGTCCTTTCAAATAGCTCGGAATATCATCCCCAACATTTACTTGGTCGTACTGTTCCTTGCTCACTAGGAACTTGCCATACGCTCCACAATCAAGCGTATATAGTTTCCCTACCATAGATTTACCAGTCACCTTGCCATGTAGTTTCACCGCATTATCTGCTTTGTGGATAAGTACCATCTCAATAGGCCGGTTGACTACCCAGACCGCTGTAGCAATATTAATCGCCAGCGATAGCACTAGCAGAATCGTCGCTACTATTAGCTGATTCTCTCGTTTTGGTTTTAACAAAGTTGTCATCAATCATTACTCCTTTTCTATCCTTGATGTCGTTATAAGCAATTGTGAGGCACTCCTCGACGTCGTAACCGAGCTGTAAGCATAAAACTACTAGCGTCACGATAGAATCGCCTATAGCGTCTTTTAACGACCATTCTGGGTCAGCGAAATCATTTGGTTTTAGAAACACGTCTCTAATCTCGCCCACTTCTTCCGTAACTTTCATCCATTCGATTTTAGGATTACCTTTGTCCAGTCCATGACTAATAGCCCACTTGTTGACCTTGTCAACAAGTTCAGCGATACCATCCTTTACTGGTGTATCAAGTCCTAGCAGATAACCAACCGAAACGCCAAAGTATTCAGCTAGCTTTTTGGCCTTTCCTATGTTGATTTGTCTTTTGCCGTTCTCGTATTGAGACAATGTACTATCTGGAAAACCCAATTCTTTAGACAAATTCATAAGAGTTAGCCTTTTCTTTTTCCTTAATTGTTTAAGTCTGTTCATTTTTAATCTCTTCTTTCATTATGTCGTCCCATACAAGTTCATACGGCGTTGCTACCGAAATTAAAAGGTTTTACTTCGATAAATTTGGCCATTACTACACCTCTACCACTTCTAAAAGTTTTTTTAATTTCTCGATAGTTTCAGACGATACTCTTGCTATGTTTGAGCCGTCTGCGTATGGAGTTTTCAAAAAGATCAAGTTTGGCCCAACACTTATATGCCCGATGTCGTCTATATTCAAAATTTCAATATGGGAATGTCCTTGATAATACGTTTCAATTTCGACAAATTTAGCCATCTATTCCACCTCCTCGATTTCAATTCCCTCGCAGTCGAATACCCAGCCAAAGCCTTTTGATTCAAGCTCTTTGCGGGTGTGGACGGTCCCCTCGCAACCGTCTATACCTTCTTTTATTTTCCAAAAGTTTCTAAACAAATTGGCGGTTAGGTAGATGTTCTTGTCACACAATCCCTTAAACCTAACCGTATACCTAGGCTCCTTCTCGACCTCATAACCAAACTGGTGCATGTTGACAATTATTTTGATAGCATTTTCGTTTTTGCGATACCAACGTGTGATATCGTCATTTAATGTTTTTTTAGGTACACAGGCATCTTCGTCCAAACTTTCAAACATATCCCAAGCCAAGTAATGTAAGTTTAAGTAAAATTCACCTTTAATTTCCTCATACCAATCCGCCACGTACTGCGGAACTACTGGTTTCTCAAAGAACGAGTCATATAGGTCCTCAGCGTGGGCCATTGAAAGGTGCCCTACTGTTGCCAGCTTCTGTACTGCTTCATTTCTTTTCATCATCGTTAGTTCTCCTTGTAAATAATCAGTGCTGATATATCATACGTTCTGCAAAAGCCATGCTCATAGATTGCTACCGCCACGTTAGATTGATATTTAATATCAATAATTTCTATATTTGGGTTTTTTGCAAGAAAATTATTGATTACTTTATCAATTCCTAGATGGTTAAGATTGTCAGTTTCCTCACGTAAATACTTCGTTCTAATCATCTACTTCCACCATTTCAACCTTATATTTTCGTGCATTGCGATATTTCACACCTAATCTGTGCATTTCGTTAATCGCATCATTCTCATTGCTGAAGACTTGCTCACTGTCTTCCGTGTTGTCGTAGTAGACAATAACTTTATATTTCATAGCTAAAATAATCTCCTTCCTTTGTCGTTTGCTTTTTATTCCAACTCCGTAATTTCAAATTCAATGCGTGGGTTAGGACTGTACTTCTTGCGAGCTCTTAAATCGCAGACAATACTGTCATCCGTCCATACGATACCCTTCTTATCAACTTTGTTGTAACCAGCCTTTGAGATACTGTCAAAGAGTGCTTTGACCAAATTGTCAATATCGGGCTTTCTGAAATGCCAAAGCGTTTCAGCCATAAAACGCTTAAACATGCCCCACGTTTTAGCCCTAGCCTTTGGCGTGGGCTTTTTTGATACGTTCAGCGGTGCCTTCATGTAAAATGTGACATCAACCATAATCGGGCCGTCGAAGAATTGTCCGTCGTACTCTTGTTCAATGAGTTGAGAGCATTGTCTACGCTACGCCTTCATTTTAGGGTCTTCATAAGTCCCGAATTTGCTGAATCGTGGCCTTGTTTGAGGTTTGGGCTCGATGTTTAAAATCATCTTCATAGCTTCACCTAGAATGGCAACATATCATCACTGATATCCATAGGGTTTGAATTACCGTATGGGCTGCTATCTCTTGCAAAGTTTGGCCCTTGCTGTTGCGGTTGCTGGTTATATCCATTGTTGACGTTTCCGCCTTTCGAGCTATTTCCATTTTGGAAAGAGCTCCCTTGGTTCTGCTGGCTACCTTGGCTGTTACGGCTTTCTAGCAAGGCTACACTATCTGCCGCAACCTCTGTCACATAGACACGTTGACCTTGTTGGTTTTCGTAGTTCCGTGTCTGGATACGCCCTGTGATACCAATTAGAGAGCCTTTGCCACAGTACTCAGCAATGATGTCAGCAGTACCACGCCAGGCTTGAAAGTTGATAAAATCAGCCTCACGCTCTCCGTTTTGGTTCTTGAAATTGCGGTTGACGGCAAGGGTGCCCTGCAATGCTGAAACATTGCTAGGGGTCTTGCGTAAATCAGGAGCAGCTGTTAGCCGTCCTACCAGTGTAACGTTGTTAATCATCTTTCTTGTCCTTTCTAGCGCTACGTTCGCCGACTAGATAGCCAAGGAATAGCCAAACTAGAGCCATGCCTACACTTTTGATAAATTCAATCATTTCTGTTCTCCTCCTAAAACGGCAGTATCTCAATGCAAAACCAGTCATTAGAGACATTCCAAGTCCTATAGATATAAGCCTCTAATAAGTCATTTTCAGAGTGACAACTTGTTCTGTTTTTTACATCCTCATTCCACCCCGTAAACGTGGCTTTCTCAGTCTCTCGTAGTTTGTGGAATGTTGCGACACACTCACTCTTTGACTGATGAATTGCAAAGGTTACACCGTGAGCTTGTGGGTCATGCCTCTTGATAAAGTCTTTTACCTGTTGTGTCATAGTCACCACCCACATTGCTCATTGAGTTCATCCTGAGTCAGTGGCTCAATACGCTGATAACCGCTGACTTGATAGTTCTTTTTAAAATCAAATCCGAGTTGACTTAGACCAGTCTTGAACCGCTCTTTGTCGTTTGTATCTACAAGATATACCTCCAAAGTCATTTTTTGGGTATATCGTTTTAGGTCGTTT